TGGGCAAAGCGCACATTTGATACATATCCTTCCGCGTATGCAAATCTTGCGGCTTCAAAATACTGCAAAGACCCTAACTACGCTAAAAAATCAAAAGGTGGTAAGAGAAAAGGGCGATAAATGTTAACGGGCAAAGCAAAAACCAAGGTGAAGAGCGTAGCTAAAAAGTTACGGAAAGCATCCAAAGCACATGCAGGGCAAGCGAAAACCTTATCTAAATTGGTGAAGAATGGCAAAGCAAACGGACCCAAAAAAAGGAACAGGAAAAAAGCCTAAAGGCTCTGGTCGACGTTTATATACAGACGAGAACCCAAAGGACACTGTTTCTATAAAGTTTGCTACACCTGCGGATGCTAGGTCTACTGTTGCAAAGGTGAAGAGAATAAAAAAACCATTTGCTAGAAAGATACAAATACTTACGGTTCTGGAGCAAAGAGCAAAAGTTGCAGGTAAGTCAGAGCAAGCAAGGATAGCAAAGGCAGGAAAAGAAGCTATTCGTAAACAGCGCGGGAGGTCTTGATGGGAGAACTTAAAGAATGGTTGAAACAAGACTGGGTTAGGATAGGAACAGATGGTAGTATCAAGGGTAAGTGCGGGACTTCAAAAGATAAGAAGAACCCTGACCGATGCCTTCCAGCGGCTAAAGCACGTTCTCTTTCTAAAAAAGATCGAGCGGCAACTGCAAAGAAAAAGAAAAAAGCTGGAGCAAAAGGCAAAACCGTCGTCAGTAACACCAAAAAAGCCAAAGTCAAAGGCTACGTCGAAGGTGGAACAATCAGGCACACCAAAGCGAAGAGGCCGTCCAAAAGGAAGCCGAAACAAGGAGAAGCCATTGCAAAAGGATGTGGTGCAGTAATGGAATCTAAACGCAAATTAACCAAAGGCGCGGTGCGTCAGTTCTAAAGGAGAAAAGTTATGATGAAGAAAAAAGGTTACCGTCGTGGTGGCAAGGTTGGAATGAAGTCCAAGGGCATGAGAAATGGCGGCAAGGTCATGGGCATGAAGTCCAAAGGCATGAAGAATGGTGGCAGAGTTAAAAGCAAGCCTGCAAAAGCAATGACAATTGCTCAGTTAAGGGCGGCAGCTAAAAAGATGGGAATGAAAGTTGTTAAAGCTTAATGCCATATTTGCAAAGCAACATTCCTTATTTTAAGGCATGGGTTCGCCGTGAGTACACACATAATCATGAAAAGTATCACGGCGAATTTCTACATGCGATGGTAATAGCTGTCACTACTATGCCGAATAGGTGTCTTAGTTTTCAGGTTATCTTCACAGGTTGCGAAGCAGAAGATGAAGAAGAGGATACAGTTCATGGAGGTGCGATGTGGGCAAGGATGCCAATTACGTCCTTAGTTGCGGACATCCCTCTAGAAGAATGGCCCGAAGCTATGGAGACGCATGATGCTCAACCTTGGGATTGTTCCTCTCATCATCATGCCGTGTATGTGATGGATAGAACTACGCCTTGTCCTTGGATGGCAAAGATAGACGGAAGTTTTTTTCCCGCAAAATACCTGTTTACTGTCGATTATACAGAGTCAGAAATTGCTGATGATCCAGCGCAGCACAAACAAAGTCATGTTTTACAGCTTCTTGATGCTGGAAAATGGACTGGAAACATTGTTGCTCTTCCTAATAATCGTGTTCGTGTAACTCACCCTGCTTGGTTTCAGACTGGAGAGGGAGCTCCCGACTTTAGACCGTCTCAACATACACACTATTCAAAATCTGATTTAGACTATACACTCGATGTGAACAGAGTTTTCGACAATTTATACAATGAGGATTCAGAAGATGGCGAAACAAATACCTGAAGGTCCAAAGGGCGCAGGATTACGGGCACTAAAGGCAAAGGCTCCTGCAGTTGTACAAAGGATGGGGTTTGCAAGGGGTGGTCGAGTTCAGGCAATGAATCCTGTTGATACGGGTATGATGTGTCCTAGAAAACAAGAGGCTTCTAAAGGGATGAAGTAATGACTACTTCAGGATCAAGAGATTTTAATCTCGACGTTGGCGAGATAATTGAGGAGGCGTATGAGAGGTGCGGACTTGAGGTCCGCACTGGCTATGATGCGCGAACAGCTAGAAGATCTCTTAACTTAATGTTCGCGGAGTGGGCGAATAGGGGTCTTAATCTTTGGACTGTTCAACAAGCCACTCAGACGTTAACCCAAGGCACTTCAACGTATACGTTAGGTGCAGATGTTGTTGATATTTTAGAAATGGTTCTTCGTCGAGATTCAACTGACTTAGAGGTTGAACGAATTAGTAGAGGCGATTATTTAAATTTTCCTGACAAAACGAGCCAGGGGAGGCCCTCTCAATTTTATTTAGATAGGCAAATACAACCCGTCATTACTTTGTGGCAGACTCCAGAAAACTCAACAGATCAACTTGTATACTATTACGTACAAAGAATTGAGGATGCCGACGCTCTTGTAAATACTACAGACATGCCCTTTCGATTCTTCCCCTGTATGGTCGCAGGGTTATCTTACTATTTAGCAATGAAAAAGTCTCCAGATAGACTTCAAATTTTAAAAGCCGTTTATGACGAGGAATTTAAACGTGCAGCGGATGAAGACGAAGATAGAGTTCCCTTAAAACTTCAACCTAGCGCAAGTTACTTGAGGGTATAATGTCTTTTGCTTCAAATAAGAACGCTTTTGGAATCTCAGATCGCTCTGGATTTCGTTATCGTTTGAGAGATATGAAAAAGGAGTGGAACGGACTATTAGTAGGTCCAGATGAGTTTGAACCAAAACACCCTCAATTAGAGCCTCCAAGAGTAGGTCCAGACCCTCAAGCATTACGAAATCCAAGGCCCCCTAGTCCAGAAACTCTTAAAGTTTTTGTTGGCATACCGTTAGTACAAAATCCGGATTTAGAGCGACCAAGACTTGTTGGAAAAGTCGGTCAGGTTACGATTACAGATTCGGATTCTGGAAATATTAATGTGACTTTGACAGGGGTTGCTGGAACGAGCGGTGTTGGATCGGTCAGCGTGGATCAATCTGTGGCTAATATAACAGGAGTTGCTGGAACGAGTGGTATAGGTTCAGTTACTGTAAACGTTACTTCGGCAACTACATATACAGTAACGGTTCAATCTTATGGTGGTGCAAATGTTTATTACATCGATGGGGTAAGACAACCGACATTAAACCTATCTGAAGGAAGCACATACATTTTTGATTGGTCCGCTGCCACTGGGCATCCATTAAGATTTTCAACTACGTCTGATGGCACTCATGGAGGCGGAAGCGAGTATACAACGGGTGTTACTATTGATACTGGTAATTACAAATCCACCATAACAGTAGCGGTTGGAGCACCTACACTTTATTATTACTGTCAATATCATAGCGGCATGGGAGGTCAGATTAACACACCATGAGCTTTACATTTCTTCAACTGAAAGATGCGATAAAAGATTATACAAATTACGAAGAAACAACCTTCGTTAATAATATCCCTATGTTCATTCGTCTAGCCGAAGAACGTATTTTAAAAAGGGTTCAACTAAGCTTATTCAGAAAAAATGCAAATGCCTCAACTCAAGCTAGTAATCAGTATCTCTCAGTGCCTTCTGACTTCTTAGCCCCTTTTTCTTTAAGTCTTGCAGGCACTGATGGGGACAGGGTTTTTGTTGAGTTCAAAGATCCAAGTTTTGTTCAAACGTATACTCCAGATTCTACAACAACGGGTATTCCAAGGTATTATTCGCAATTTGATGTAAATAACTTTCTTTTAGCACCTACTCCAAACGCGGCGTTTACTGCAGAGCTTCATTATTTTTATCGCCCTCAAAGCCTGACGGCCTTATCTGACTCAAGTGTTTCTTGGCTAAGTGAAAACGCGGAGATGGCACTATTATATGGTGCGCTGGTTGAAGCGTACATTTTTATGAAGGGCGAACAAGATATAATGGCGATGTACGACAAACGGTTTGAAGACGCTATTATTGGTATAAAAATGCTTGGTGAAGCAAAAGAAACTACCGATGAATATAGAATGGGTAAAGTAATTAGGAAAAAGACTTGATGTTTAAAATTGAAGCAAGTGTACCACAAAACGAATCTGTTGTGGATATTAGAACGACCAACAAGCGAGGGTTTACACCTGAAGAGCTTGCAGAACAGTGTGTTGAACGGATAATTTCCGTTTCTGATAACGCTCATCCAGGCATACGCGATCAAGCTCATGCCTTTTCTAAACACCTCGAAAAGCTTGTTGCCTTCTACATGAGACAGGCTATTCACAGCGACCGCACAACTGTGTATAATGCAATAACGGACGCTGGTCATCCTAAATTGGCAGAACTTATAAGGAGACTCTAAATGGCCTTTTCTGGAAACTTTATGTGCACGTCTTTTAAGAAAGAATTGCTTGAAGGAAAGCATGATTTCACTAATGGACAAGATGTTTATAAGCTTGCTCTTTATACCAACAGTGCAAGTTTTGATGCAGCGACCACAGCATACACCACGTCTAATGAAGTAAGTGCGTCTGGCACATATAGCGCGGGTGGTGGTGCCTTAACCAATGTAACGCCAACCACATCATCGACAACAGCGTTCACAGACTTTGCGGACAAGACATATAGTTCAGCGACAATTACGGCTCGTGGTGCTTTGATTTACAACACGCAAACGGGTGGTGGTTCAAGCACAACTAATACTGTGGTGGTTTTGGATTTTGGTTCTGACAAGTCTTCCACATCTGGTGATTTTCAAATTGTGTTTCCTACAGCTGCTGCGGGTAGTGCGATTATACGAATCGCGTAAGCGAGGTTAACATGGCTAACGTTTATGGAAACCGTATCAAGGTCGAAACCTCGACCACAGGCACGGGTACAATTACTCTGGGGTCTGCGGTTAGTGGCTTTCAAACTTTTGCAAATGGTGGCATAAGTGATGGG